GTGGGACCGGATGCTGAACTCTATCGGGAAGGAGAATGAGGGTATTTTTGCCGGAACAATCCGGGGAGCCACTACCCTTGTCGAGAATTACGAAGAAGTGCTGAAAATACTGAAACTCCTGATTGCAACATACGGAGCTTATAAGGCTGCTGTAATTGCGACAACAGTAGCACAACGAGCATCAGTAGCGGCAGGAAATATTCAGGCATGGTTTCAATTAGCTTCTGGAATTAAGACAGCAAAAGATGCTCAGATAGCTTTTAATTTAGCGACAAAGGCAAATCCAATTGGTTTAATAATGGGGGCTATTTCTGCACTTGTTACTACATTAGTAGTTTTCGGCAAAACAACAAAGAAAACTCAAGATTATATTGACGACCTAAATAAAAGCATTGAAAGTATAGGCAGGCAGATTGAAGTTGATAAGTTAGTTGATAAGTACGTTGAGTTATCCGATAAAACTAAAAAGACAAAAGCCGAACAGACGGAATTAAACAAAACTATTCAGGAACTTGCAGGGTTGTTTCCCGGAACTATTTCGGAGGTTGACAGATACGGAAAAGCAATCGACCTGGCAAAAGATAAACTTATTCTGTTAAATGATGAACTTAGGGAAAATGCGAAGATTGTAACAGAGAAAAATATTACTGACAATCAGGATGAGTTAAATAAAAAGATTGAGTTAAGAGCAAAGTTAATTGAAGAAATTAATAGAGGTTATATTGAAACTGAAATTGCTACCGGAGAAGCAGGATTAACTTTTATTAAACAAACAGAATTAAAAGAAAAAGGAATTGAAGCACGAAGAAATCAGGTTGAGAAATTAAACGATGAAATACAGAAGCTAAATCAATCAGTTTTAGAAGGTGAAGCTAAATTAAGAGATTTCGGACAAATTGATGCAAGTAAGGCACTTGAAGATTACCGGCATCTATTCGGGACAGTTACAGAATATTCAAGTGAACAAGCTCAGAAAATCAGCGATGAGTTGGTAAACCTTTTGTTTCAACCATTTCCACCGGAGGCAGAACGAAGAATAAAAGATGAAATTGATAAGATTGCAGACCACATGGCACTGCCGACTATTCAAGAACAGATTAAGTTAACTTTTCAGGAACTTGAAAGGGCGCAAAAAACACTTGCACAAATGCGGATGCCGGGAGCAAGGACGACACCGGAAGCAATATCAGACAAAGAAGGTGAAATAAAACAGTTACAGGAAAAGTACGATGTACTGACAGGAATTGACAGGAAAGGACTTGAAAAGCGACAAGATGAGCAAAGGAAAGCTGAGATTGAAAGACTGAAAGCATTAGCCGATTTTCACAGAGAAGAAATTACACTTGAAAGGCAGTTGCAGGCTTCAAAAATTGCTGTAATGAAAGAGGGTGAAGAAAGGCGAATGGCTGAGGCTGAACTAAACTTTCAGATTGAACTTGACCGGATAGACCAACAGCAAAGGGCATACCTTGAAGCATGGAACGCTTCAAAAGGATTCAAGCCTGATGATTTTGGTTTTATTGATGATTTACCTGAATCGGAACTGGAACGATTTACACAACTCAGAGTAAATGCTGAGAAAAAGAAAAACATTGAGATTAAAAAAATCAATAAAGAAACAGCCAATGAAATTAAAGCTATCTGGAAAGAAGTAAACGATGTTTTTTTATCTGATAATGAAAAACAAGTTCAATCTATTGATGAGAAATATCAGGTACTGCTTGAAAAAGCCAATGCAATAGGAAATTTAAACACAAATGATATTTATATTGCTTGGTTTAAAGAAATTGAAGAAGCAAATATAGATTCAGCTATGCGGAGGTTGCAATTTGAAGAAGAAATAGAGATGCAACGAGCTGAAATTTCAACTCAGGGGTTTAATCGTGATATTGAGATTGAGCGCAAAAAGTTAGAAATTGTCAAGAAAGTAGCAAAACAGAAAATTGAGGTTCTCAAAAAATCATCAACAGAAGAAAGCAGACAGGAAATAGCACAATTGGAACTTTATATTCAGGCTGCCGATGCCGGACTTGAAGAATTAAATCAGAAAACATTAACACAATCTATTGAGAAAATAACTCAAATGGTTGATGAGTTTAAAAGATTTTCTGATGAAATTTTCGGGGTTGATTCGCAAATGAGCAGGGTGCTTGTTGGATTAGGTGAGATGGGAAATTCATTTGCTAAAATTACGACAGGTGATTATTCCGGTGCAATTTCACTTTTAACTTCTCTTATGAAAATAGGGCTTGATTCAACGAGGGTTGAAAACAGGTTAGCCAAACCGTGGGAAGAATTTGAAAGATGGATAGCTGCTTCAAATCGGGAATTACAGAGATATATTTCATTAAGAGATGAGGCAATAGGAACTGATAAGTATATTGAATCAGATAAGGTAATTGAGCAACTTCAAGACAAAATAGAAGAAACTGAAAACAGACTGGCAGGAATGCAGTTGAAATTCACACTTGAAGGTCAGGGATGGTTTAATAAAGCTAACAGAGAGGTTGCCGACAAACTTGACAAACTGCAAAAACAGCTTGGTGGATTTTTCACAGAAGAAAGTTACAAAGAGGTTGGTGTAGCTTTTTGGGAAAAAGTGAAAGCAATTTATTCTTATGATTTAGACCAGCTTTTATTTGATGAAAAGGGAGAGTTTACTGTTCAGAAGATTAATCAGCTGATTGATGACATGGTAATAACAGACAGAAATGTTATTGAAGCGGTTAATCAATATGAACAGTTATTAACTCAACTTTCACAGGCTGAAAGACAAAAGCAGGAACTTCTTACAGCAACGATGGCTGATAATATTGCTGATGGAATTATTGAGGGTTTCCGCAAAGGGTATGATTCCGTTACTGATTTTGCTGATGGATTTGAGGAGTTAATGAAAAATGCCGTTCTGAATGCTCTAAAAATTCAAATGTTAGAAGAACCGTTAAGAGAATGGTATGCTCAATTCGCTGCTTATTCCGAATCAGACGACATTTTAACATCAGGCGAAATTCGGGACTTGGAAAATGCTTATAACAATATTATTGAATCGGCACGGAAGCGATTTGAAGAAATGAAGCGAATATCAGGGCTGAATTTTGATACAGGGGCAATTAAACAAGAGGGATTAGCCGGAGCAATCAAAGGGATTACAGAAGAAACAGCGGGGATAATCGCAGGGCAATTTATGGCGATGAGGGAACTTGGACAAAAAAGTTATACAACCGGATTAGAACAATTAGCAGGAATAAATCAGTCAGTTACTCATTTGGCACGAATTGAAGAAAATACAAGACACAACAGAAAACTAAATGATATAGATGAAAAAATAGGCGAAATGAATTTATATTTAAGACAAGTGGTATAATGGCAGATAAAATTGACGATATTGAACTTTCTGATTTTGGGTTAAGATTAGCACACCTTGACGGGAATTTAGATTTACCGGCATTTAAGGATATTTTGGAACATCACAAATTTGAAGCTGAATTGCAGATAACGGAAGATAAGACTGTTCAAATAAAGTTAATTGGATTTTATGATGACAAAGTAGAACTTGGCACGAATATTAAGAATTTTCAGGATAAAATAAAAAGTGCAACTAAATTAGAGTGGCAATTTGAGAACCATAATTTTCATGAAACTTGTGTTGTGAAAGATGGGTTTCAGATTAATATTTTTGATGTCGCAGTTGAAATAACATTAACATTAGTGATTGTATGAGCTGGCAATTTGGAGATATTGACTTTGAGAGTTATGGGGTTTTTGTTTCAAAATCAACCGGAGTTTTAGATTTGCCTAAATTGAAAACAGAGGGTTATGACTGGCTTGACGAAGATGGTTTAGATTATTGGCAGGAAATACCAAAATACAATGACAGAGAAATTATTTTAAATTGCTGGATGTTGGCAGAGGCAGATGATGAGTTTACCGGATATGAAAATTTCAAAACAAAAGTTGAAGATTTTCTAACTGAAATAAAAGAAGCCGGAAAAGCAACATTTAAAACACCTTACATTGATATTGAAGATTGCAGTATTTCAAAAGGGATTGCTGTTATCCGTGAGACAAGTTATGTGTTAGATGTTCAGGCAGGAACTTTCCTTTTACGAATAACCGTTCATGGTGATTTAGATTTTTTGGAAGTGCCGGTAATGAGATGGACTGGAACGGAAACAATAACGGTAACCAACATTTACACAAAGAATTTAAAACTGAATAAAACTTTACAAGGTGATATTTACATTTCAACATCTTTCCAATCACCGGAAAAATTACCGATAAAATATTTTGATTATGTTGAGTTTAACACAAACGGAAACAACAACGAAGTATTTCATTTAGCATCAGACCCAACATTTAAGAAAATTTCATCTAATAAATTTCAGTATGATTTGAGGCTGGAACATCAGAGCCGGTGGCTTGCTGATTCGCAGTTTTTGAATGATTTAATGGAATCTGAATTTGATTATTATGCGAACTTAGAGGAAATAATTGATTTAATAGTTGTAAACCTTGACCGAAGCTGGTGGCAAAATTTCAGCAAGGGAACAGTTGAATCAACAGAAAGAAGATTGCATAATTTCAGCAAAGAGGACTGTATGAGTGTGCTGAAAAGGATGTGCGCTGAATATTTCATGGAATTTGAATTTGAATTTATTTCAGGCGGTAAATACAAAATCAACATTAAAGAACAGGTTGCAAATGACAAGTTAATAACTTTTGAATACGGCAAAGGAAAAGGATTTTACGAATTAACCAGAGAGCCAATAAGCAATGATGAAGTTTGCACTATTTTGTTTGCTTACGGTGCTGCAAAAAATTTAAAGTGGGATTATCGTGGAGGAATGAAAAGATTATCTTTTGACGGTAATCCGTTAAAGAATAATCAAAGTTTGCACACCGGAGCCGGCCCGAAAGAACGGACTGTTTTCTTTGATGACATCTATCCGAACCGAACAGCACAGGTAACTAATTATTTTCAAAAACTGCCTGATGACCCGACTTATACAGCGTTAGAAAGAGAGGTATTCCCGGAAGGAATTTACAGGCTAAGAGACAGCACACTTGAATTTGATATAAATGACCATTTGTTGGGATTAACAGCAAAAGTTAAAATGAAAACTGGTGCATTGGCGGGATTTGAATTTGAGGTATTAAGATATGACCACGATACTAAGGATATTTATTTAATTCCATTTAAGGATGAACGAGAAGAATTTTACCCGAATGAAAATTTATTAATCGAGGATGGCGACTATTATACATTAGTTGATATTGACCA